TGAAGATATTTGGGTTACAGGATCAGGTGTTTTTGGAAGTGGAATAGGATCAACTGGCTCTTCTTATTTTTACCAGGCATCAGTAAGTGGCTCTGGAGATGTGACTCTTACAGTCGCAAATCCTACTGGTTATGCAGTAGCCACGTTTACTCAAGTTTCAACAACAGGCGATTTTATTGTTAACGCAACAACTTCTGGCACTTCAATTACTATTGCACAAAATGAAATTGTTCTTATTGAAGATAGTGGAGTTTTAACAAATGACTCTTCAGATGGGAATGGTTACTATCAATACACGGGAGCTTTAGATTTAACAGAAGTTAATACTGAAATTATTTATAGCGGTGGAATTGCAAGTGGTTTTACTTTTTTAGGAATTAATTATGGGTATGGAACTAATTTAGAAGTCAAAGGTATTATTTCTGGTGAAAGTATTACAGCAGGAAGTGTAACGCATTCAACAGGTACCTTTGATCATTTAACGGTTGGCACTGGTGTATTTACGCTTGTTAGCGGTACTACTGTTTCGGGAGCTACTGGTAATTTTAGTAGCTTAACTGGTGGTACTGGTGTATTTACGCTTGTTAGCGGTACTACTGTTACAGGAGATACCGGATATTTTAATGAATTAAATATACCTTCAACAGGTGAAATTAAATTATATGACGGAGATTCATCTAATTGGGTTGCTTTTAAATCTCCCAATGTAGTTGCTTCTGATGTCACTTGGGTATTACCAGCTGCTGATGCAACTACTTCTGGAGATGCATTATTAAGTGACGCAGCTGGTAATTTAAGTTGGGGTGCAGTTGCAAGTCTTAGTGGTATAACAGATAATGCCGCACCTTTTACTACTGCATTAGGTGCAGGAGCTGGAACAGGTATTACTTCTGATGGTACTGGAAATACTGCGGTAGGTGGTTATGCCCTTACTGCCAATACTTCAGGACGTTTTAATGATGCATTTGGTTATGCTGCACTAGCTACTAATACTATAGGCAATGGAAATAGTGCATTTGGTTATAAATCGCTATATACCAATAGTACAGGAAATTCCAATACTGCATTAGGTCATGAAGCATTAAGAGATAATGTAGTAAGTTATAATACTGCAATTGGTTATCAATCAGCAAGATTTAATACTACCGGAACAGGAAATACTTCAGTAGGTTATAAAACACTTACTGTTAATACGACTGGAGCAGACAATACTGCAATAGGCTATGATGCTTTATCCGGTAATACTAAAGGAATAAGAAATGTTGCAGTAGGTGTTCAAGCGTTAGGCTTAAATATTAATACAAATGATAATACTGCAGTAGGTTACCGAGCAATGCGCAATAACATTGCTCAATTAAATGTTGCGATAGGCACAAGGGCAGCTGAGCTCAATACTACAGGAACATATAATACTGCAGTAGGTAGTGATGCACTCGCTATTAATAAAACTGGACTCGGGAATACTGCACTAGGTAGGGCTGCGCTATATGCTAACAGTATTGGAGATTATAATACTGCAGTAGGTTATAATGCAATAGACAATAACACAGCTGGAGACAGAAATACTGCAGTAGGTGCGTATGCGTTAAATTGGAATTCAACTGGACAAAGAAATGTTGCAGTAGGTTATGAAGCATTAGATAGGAACACTATAGGATCTTATAATACTGCCGTAGGTTATCAAGCATTAGATCAAAACAGTACAGGATCTTGGAACACTGCAGTTGGTTATGGAGCACTTTATAGTACTACTAAATCGGGAAATATTGGAATAGGTTATCAAGCAGGTTATTCTATTGTTTCAGGTGATAATACTATTATTGGACAGATATCAGGTTCATCAAGCGATCAAGGAATTATTAGAATTGGTGCTGGTTCTACTGAAAGAATTTATGTTGATAGTGCAGGTGTTGTTAGCGGTAATGCATTTGCACAAACAACCGCAGTAATAACAGGTACTGAAATAAATCCAGCCAATGGGGGTATTCAATCTAGAACAATAAGTGCAAATACAACATTTACTGAAGCCTTAGTTTCTGGTGAATCTGTCGTATTACATTTGATTTCTGGTTCAAGTTATACTTTGACATGGCCCACAATTACTTGGGTTACTTCTGCTGGTAACACTGCTCCAACATTTACTGATGATGATATACTAGTATTCTGGAAGTTCAGCACCACACTTTATGGTGCATATGGCGGGAGCTTTGCATAATGAGTTTACTTGCATCTTATTTATTGGCTGCAGCTGGCAGTCAAGTAGGGGGTTGGGATCTATCAAAAGCTAGTTACAATGGTACACCATTAAATTATTTTTATGTAGGTGACCAAGAAAAATCTCCAACTGGATTATCTTTTAAAAGCGATGGCACCAAAATGTATGTTGTTGGCTACGGTTTAGACAAGGTATATGAATATAATTTATCCACTGCATGGGATGTTTCTACTGCTAGTTATATACAAAATTTTAGTGTAAGTGCGCAAGAAACAACTCCACAGGGATTATTTTTTAAAAGCGATGGAACTAAGATGTATGTTATTGGCTATAGTGCAGGCAATGTAAATGAATATAATTTATCCACTGCATGGGATGTTTCTACTGCTAGTTATTTACAAAATTTTAGTGTAACTGGACTAGAGGTATATCCAACTGGATTATATTTTAAACCTGATGGAACCAGAATGTATATTATTGGCTTTAATTCAGACAATGTAGTTCAATATAATTTATCCACTGCATGGGATGTTTCTACTGCTAGTTATTCACAAAATTTTAGTGTAAGTGCGCAAGAAGGATTACCAATGGATTTATTTTTTAAATCTGATGGAACCAAAATGTATGTTGTTGGCGGTTCTGGAGGCGATATAAATGAATATAGTTTATCCACTGCATGGGATATTTCTACTGCTAGTTATGTACGAAATTTTAGTGTAAGTGCGCAAGAAGGATCTCCAGCTGGATTATTTTTTAAAAGCGATGGAACTAAGATGTATGTTATTGGCACTTTTGAAGATAAGGTATTCGCATACGACCTATCTACGGCCTGGAATCTTTCAACGGCTTCTTTTACTTACCCAACTTCAGATTATTATAAGCCAACACAAGAAGATCGACTTTCTGATGTATTTTTAAAACCCGATGGAACTAAGATGTATACTATTAACTATATTGATGACAATGTATATGAATATAATTTATCCACTGCCTGGAATCAAGCTACTGCTAGTTATGTACAAAATTATAATTTAAATTCGGGTTTATACTACGAGCCATCTCCAAGGGGATTAGTTTTTAGACCTGATGGAATGAGAATGTATGTTGTTGGAAATGGTCAACGCAGGATACTACAATACAATTTATCCACTGCATGGGATATTTCTACTGCTAGTTATAATCAAAGTCTTTATATAGGTGGATACGACTCACTTCCAAATGGATTATTTTGGAAACCCGATGGAACCAAAGTGTATTTTGTTGGTTCCGGTGGAGACGCTGTATATGAATATAATTCCCCCAGTGCATGGTCTGTTCAGTATACTAGTTATGTACAAAGCTTTAGTGTAAGTGCGCAAGACACAGATCCACAAGATTTATTTTTTAAAGATGATGGAACTAAGATGTATATTATTGGCACCGGTGGAGACGCTGTATATGAATATGATTTATCCACTGCATGGGATATTTCTACTGCTAGTTATTTACAAAATTTTAGTGTAAGTGTGAAAGAGTCACGTCCAGAGGGATTATTTTTTAAAGACGATGGAACCAAAATGTATATTACTGGTTACAATGAGGGCGTTATTTGGTCTTATGACCTTTAATTTTTTTCTTGGAGTTTTATTATGTATGTAAAAATTGTCAATAATAGTGTTTCTAAGTTTCCATATAATATTAGTGATCTTAAAAAAGAAAATCCCAATATTTCTTTTCCAAATCCTATAACCGAAGATGCACTTTCTGCTTTTGACGTATATCCAGTTACGCCTACAGCAACTCCTGATTTTGATAATAAAACGCACCGCGTTAAGCAAAGCGTAGAATTTATTGATGGCACATGGACTCAGACGTGGCAACTACAAGAGTTACCTGAAGAACAAGCCAGCGCTAATATCCGCGCAGAACGAAATCGTTGTTTAATTAATTCAGACTGGACACAACTTCCAGACTCTCCCGTAGACTCTGCTCTTTGGCTTACTTATCGCCAGTCATTAAGGGATATTACACAACAAACTGGATTTCCTTGGAATATTAATTGGCCTATAAAGCCATAGTATTAGCTACAATAGAAATTGCAAAAGGATTTATTTATGACTTTCCAATATGCAAGTGGTGCCACTAAAGCACTTTCAAAAGCAATTCCAACCGTTAAAACCAACGGCAAAGTTAAAGAATGGGATTTAACTATTGTTTACACTTGTAACGATTTAACTCGTGACTTTAGCAAACAGGTTGATGTTGAGTATCTTAATAAAGTTCCTACTGGTTTCACCAGGGCAGAACTTCTTGGTATGTGCAGTACTGCACACTTAGATCAAGTTTTTGACAGCATGTATGCTAGCATTGTCAACCCTCCCACGGAACAACGCGAAGATAATTTTGATATTAATACTTTAAGTTAATTGTTATGTGTTTTAGGGATTAATTAAAGCAACAAGTAGTCCCTAAAACTATTAAAATAAAACCACAATTTAAAAACAACAATGAAAATTAAGCAAACATCGGAAAAAAATGAAAAAATGCCGATGCGTGTTTTAATTGGCACTCCGTCTCTTGATGGAAGAGTCGATGCCTGGTATGCATTTGCTTGTCATGAATTATCAAAACTTGCTTTAATTAATAATATTGAAACTAACATTTCAATG